GGGACGCCCTTGATGTGACCTCCAGTACCCAAGTAACGACCTCCTGCAATAGGAACCTGCGCTACGCCCTGGGCGGTAGCTTCGCCCGCAGCCAGTGCAGCTTCGCCTCCTGGTGAGGCAGCAAACGGAGGACTCCAGATACCGCCTGGACCGCCAGCCTGTCCGAGATGGCTGGAGGAAGCACCCATGCGGCGACGAATCGCGTGTCCAACTTTGCGCTGATCAGGCATGCCCCCAAGCCTAGGGCTGGGCTACCGGCCCACCCTGACCAACCGGCGCTGAGCGATCGGGATCCACTCCGTACGCCCGTCCAGGGCCGCTATGACGTCTAGCTGGAACTGGGTGAGGCCCTCAGGGCGGGCGTCCACGGCGTGAGCTACACGAGCCAGGGCGTACGCCTCAGCGATATTCGGGTCGTTGAAGTCCATCTCCCAGCGCTTGTATATCTCCTTGGGCATCATGTCCTTGCGCCCGTTGCCCTTGCCGGAGACGAACTTCTTGAGTTGCTGGGGGGCCACCAGGACCGGGAAGCCACGCCGGTCATCGCTGTCGAATAGCGAGAGGATGGTCAGCTTGATGGCGGCGCCCACCTCCCCGGAGGCGTGCTGGCCGTACTTCTCGGCCATGGAGTACGCCTCCATGGCGACGAGCTTGATGACCCCCCCTGGCTGGTGAGCGGCGATCTTGGTGAACTCGTTGGCGATGTCCACCATGAGCTTGCGGAGCCGCAGTACCCCGGTGGGCATGGGTGGCTTGGGCTTCCAGGCGGTCACCAGGCCCGCCTGTGGGGACCAGGAGACCATGGCGCAGTTCTTACTGCCAGGGTCGATGCCGATGTAGATGTCGCTCATGTGCTGACTGGGGCTATGCCTCGCTCTTCCTTCCACTTCATCAGTTGCCTGGCGCCGTGAAGCTGCTCAGCGTGAGCCTGGGCGATCCGCTCGACATGCTCAGGCTCAAGCTCTGTGCCGTGGTGGGCCAGCTTGCGCTTCACGCCCTCTCGGGCCACTGCCAACGCATCCAGGAACTCTTGGCTACGAGACACGGCGCAATCATCCCACACTCACGCGTTGGATTTCCCGGTTGATGTACCAAGCGGCCTTCTGGAGATCCTCCAGGGCCGGGGTGCTGTCCTTGAGGCCCGCCCGCCACAGATATTTAACGGCGTTCCCCACGTTAAATGTCATGTGTTCCACCACGTCGATGCACTCCACACCAGAGGGGTGCTGGTTGTAATGGGCTGGGTGATCGACGGCGCTCATTTTTTGGGCCGATGCTCGGGCACCTCCAGGGCGCTGTGGATCTCGGCGTAGACCTCAGCCTCCTCCCTGGTGGAATAGTTGCCCCCGCAGTACCCGCAGTACTCGCACTCGTAGGAGAACCGGCCCAGTACCTTGCCCTCCACCACCCAGGTTCTAGCTGCCATCAGGGACCAGGCGCACAACCACTGCTGATTTCCTGCCAGGGCCTAGCTGCTCCTTCAGGGAGGTCTGGAGGTGGATGAAGCACACCTCATCGTCCCCGACGACGTACATCGCCTTGTTGGTGCATGGCCCTTTTTTGGTCTGACCTGAACACTTGGTCATGATTTTCCCCATCTTTTTCTCATCTCGGTGGTGGACTTCGGTTCCTGGCCCTGTCGTCTCCTCCGTACCTTGGTGTGAGTGGGGCCGATCGTCCCCTGGTAGAGCCGCTGGGAACAGTCGGCGCAGTACACGCACCGGCCTATCTGCTCCCACTCGTGGTCATCGTGCCTGGCGATCTCGTCCCACATGGCCTGCACCGCATCCATGAGGTGTCCATCGGTCATGGCGCCCCCCTGTCTGCTCGGCGGTACCCAGGGTTTTTTGCATCGGTCCTCCTGGTCAGTTCCCGGGAAACCACGGCAGCATCCCGCTCAGCCGACTGGAAGAGCATCTGCTTCAGCTTGCGCCTCGCGTAGTACAGCATGAGGGCTTCCCTAGCGGCACGAATCTCAGAGTCCGACTCCATTTCCGCCCGCACCCAGGTGATCGCTTCGCTCGCCTTTGTAGGACGATTGCGTGTGAGGAACAGCCCTTCCAGCTTTCGGATTTCTGCCTCTGCATGGTTCTCGTAGATCTCCTCGATGGCTAGCTGGTACTGGAAAAAATCAGTCCACCGGGTGAACTGTACGAACAGGTTCATTAACTGCTTGTCGGTCAGGTCGTCAATGTCGGCTTCCAGGATCGGTACCTTGGTGTCGGGGGGTGGCGGCTCGTCAATCCCCAAGTCTTTGAAGGCGTCGCGTCGCTGGCCTCCCACCGTTTTCGCCAGGGCTTCCCTGATGGTCAGTGGTGGCTTCCGGGACAGGCGCCGTCCTCCGGACGAGGACTCTTCCTCCGTTGCGGTCATTCTTCTCCTCATAGCGTTGACAGTCAGCACATCCGCCGAAGGGGCACTTCGGTACGTTGCCACCCTGGAGGGCCATGGCGACCCTGCTGCACTGGTCTAGTCGATCGGAGATGCGTTCCTCTCGATACTGGACGATCATCTCCTTGACTTTTTGGTTCCACTTGCACTCGTAGATGAAGATCACCTCTCTGATCTTCCGGTGCAGGAAGCAGTAAAAGTCGCCCTGTCGTACGTGTGAGGGGAAGGGCCTGCGGATCGCGTCCCACAGCCCGTCGTAGTCCAGGAAGTTCCTGGTTTTTCCGTTGATGTTCAGCTTGTAGGTGTGTTCAGCGATTAGCTGAGGGGCCTCAAAGCGCAGTGTCCCCAGGCCCACGCTCTTGATCTCCACCAGGCTGTCCTCCACCCCGCCATCGGCGTGACCGACCATGTGGAGGTTGTGGTTGATCAGCGGGATCTCGTGGTAGCTCAGGGCCTGGCGCCCCCGGTGGCACTTCTCACACTCCTGGGGAGCCAGGGCTGGGAAGGCGTAATGGCACTCCTGGCAATAAAACGTGCCCCACAGGCGACCGAGATCCCACAGCCTTTTCTGCCACTTGCCGTGGATCTCCTTGCCCTCATCGAAGACCATCTGCATGCGCCAGTGCAGAGAGGGTAGGGCCTCCCTGGCTGGTACCCCGGCCATGCGGTAGTAGCTAGCCCTGGGACACCAGTCCGAATGGCTGATCTCCGATGGATGCAGAGCGTCGTCTCTCAGCCCGTTCTCGGCGCCAGGCTGCAAGAGCAATCTTTGAACATCCCCAAGGAGTCGGGTGTCCCGCTTGGTCGTGTCCAGGAGCATCCGCAGGTTCGGGTCGATCACGCGCCGTGATGTCGATGATCTTCCCTGCCTGGATAGCTGCCTCACGATGCCGTTGGCGTTTGATCCGGCGCCGCTCCCTTTCGCTGGTTCCTCCCCAAACGCCGTACCTCTCCCCGTTGGCTATCGCGTAGTCGAGACAAGCCTCCAGGACCGGGCAGCGGCCTGGGTGGTCCGGGTGGGTTCCTAGGCAGACGCTCTTCGCCTCCTGGACCTGAGAGTTGTTGTGTTGGTACTCGGCGTAGAACAGGTTTCCGGGCAGGCCCCGGCACTTCGCCTGGCTCAGCCAGGTGGGGGCCTCCCTCTCGTAGATCGCCGGGAGGGTCTGGTTGTTGTCGATGAAGAACCAGTTCGTGGTAGTCCGATTCCCGGAGGACCACGAAGTTGTCTCCGCATAGCTCAAATCCGAGAACAGGGACGCGAGACTCGACCACTGCGTGGCGATAGAGAGCGTCGAGGTCTGCATGCCGGAGGGTGATGACACTCCGGTTATCTGTACGCTTGAACTCGACAAGTTCCCAGTCTGTGCGACCGTCGTTTTTTCGACTCCAACCCGCACCAGAACGTGGCGACTGCTGCCCTCCAAATCTCCGCATGCCCTTTCTCTCCTGCTGACGTGACAACAGGAGCCGCTTGGCGCCCTCACTTCTTACTCCTCGCTAGACGCCGGGGGGACGGGCGTGGCTCCTCCGGGCGCTTGCCCTTCGTGATTTGGTCATGAATAGCATCTCGGAGCCTCTGCTGCAACCCCAAGTCATACCTGACCTGCTCCTCTAGCGCCGCCCGCCCGTGCCAGCTTTCGTCACCCAGGTAGTAGTAGCTGGTCTTGATCCGGAACAGGTCCAGGGCCAGGGCCTGGGTCACCAACTCTTTGGCTGAGTCGTACTGACCAGGGGTGATCCCCACCTCGTTGTTGTCGAAGTAGAAGTCGAAGACGGCGACCTTTTCTGGCGGGAAACTCTTGTTTTTGGCGGTACGCGCCTTGACCGTGATGCCCACCTTCCGCTGGTTCTTCCGGTCACCCTCAGTCAGCCACTCGTCACGCTTGAGTTCGACACGGCTGGTCATCCAGTAGTTCTTGGCCCTCCCACCTGGGGTGGTGCGGGGGTCACCGAAGAGGACGCCGATGCGCTCCCTCCACTGGTTGACCATGAAGATGGTGACGGCCCGGTCGTCCTCCACCAGGCTGCGCTTCATGGCCGTGTAGCCCTTCCGGAAGAACTTGCCCAGGAGCCTGGCGGCGAGGCCCACCTGGGTGTCGTCCATGGTGCCCTCCGACTCGCTGATCGGTGATAAGGCAGGCAGGCTGTCGAAGACCAGAACGTCGCAGGTTCTACTCTCTAGTACCCGGATGGCGGCGTTGCACGCCTCCTCCAGGATGTTGGTCTGCATGACCATGATCCGATCGGTGTCGCAGCCCAGGTCACGCGCCCAGGAGGGCACGAACTCCTCCGCAGCGATCCAGAAGGTGGTGTGGTCCGGGTTGAGGGCCTGCTGGGTGGCGATGGTCTTGAGGATGACCGTGGTCTTCCCGCTGGACTCGTCCCCATAGATCTCATGCAGTGCATTGACCTGCCAGCCGCCCCCCAGGGCCATGTCCAGGGCGAAGCTCCCGGAGGAGATCCGGGGCAGGTCCGAGTACCGGATCTGGCTGCCCCACACCACGGTCTCGGGGCCAAGCTCCTTGTTGATCTCGGCCATGACGGTCTGGACAGTCTCTAGCTTGGTGGTCATGACGGGGCGCTCCTCTTGCCCTCCTGGCGTCGGTCATGGAAGAGGCCAGGCCACACGTAGCTCGGGGCGTCACGGCGGGCCTCTCGGGTCTTGAAGCCCATCTTCCTGGCCTTGGTGAGGCGGTTTTGGTTGACCTCTGCCGCCTGTTGTAGGCGGGGGTCGTTCACTTCTTCTTAGCCGCCTTCTTTACCGGCGCCGCCTTTTTCTTCTCGGTCTCTTTCTTGGATCCGAACGGTGCGGCCCTCTTGCCCCCGAACGGCTCCTTCTTCTCAGCCATCAGCGGTTCTCCTTCCATGCTTTAGCTCTTGATAGGGCGCAAGTGCGGCATGACCGACTACCGCTCTTCAACCGGTAGGCGTCGGCCAGATCGTGACCACGCTTGCAGTGTGTCTGTACCTTCCTGCGCTGCCAGACCATCTGACCGGGTGAGCGGTGGAGGTTCTGGCGGCTGGTCACCGCTTCTAGATGCTCTGGATTCACACACGCCCGGTTGCGGCACAGGTGGTCGATCTGCGCCCCTGGTGGGATCGGTCCCACGTATAGCTCGTAGGCCCACCGATGCATGCGCTTCATTCTCCCGCCCACCTTGGCGATGCCGTACCCGTTGTGGCTCCTCGCTCCTAGCCAGATGCGGCAGCCAGTGGCGGGATCTTCACGGGTTCGGTGCCAAGGAAAGGTCATCTATTTTCTTTCTTGTTGTAGCGCTTGGTTGCCTTCTGCGGGTGGGCTTCACCACCCTTAGTTATGGGCTTGGCCTTGGGGTTCTCACGGGTCTTGGCCCCCTCGACACCCATGGCGTGGCGCCTGCCCTTGCCCTGTGCCTGGGCGTTGGAGATGGCAGCCGCCTTGCTCTTACTAAAACCCTTCTCCTTCAGGGCCTCGTAGCTGTCGGGCTTTTTTATGGATGGTCCGGGGTCTTTTCCTCCTGGCATGGTGCCTCCTTTACGATGTGAGGCCGACTGGACTGGTAGGGCTTGGCACCAGCACCTACAAAGCGAGCGAAGATGACCCGTTTGCCGTCGATGCGACGGGTGGTCACCTCGTAGCCCAGTCCGCACTGGTTGTTGAGCGACTCCTGCACCTGTTGTGGGGTGCTTTTGGCGGGCCATTTCGCCCACTGGCCCTTGTTGGCTTTCAGGGTCTGACCCCGCTCAGCGGTGGTGGAGTGACGGGGTGGTTCAGGGGGCAACTCGCCCTCAATAAAGACCAGCCCGTTGTCACTCATCTCACGCTGCTCCAACTGAAGTCCGTACCGTTAAGCGTAGGATCCACCCCGAACCGGGGCTGGTGATCGGGGTTGTCTGAGCGGGCAAACTGCAAGGGGCCAGACGACTTGATCCCGGCCC